CTATCTTTTAATATCCTCCAAGTTTCTTTATTATTATGAACTTGACTGTGACAACGATTACATAATAAAACTAAATTGCTTAATCTATTGTCATATGGTCTTTTATTTATATGATGAATAACAAGAATACTATCAATATTATTTGCCCTCTTATCACATAAAAAACATTTATTAAAAAACAAAAATTTAACTATTTTTTTAATTCTGTTGCTTAAATCAATTCTTTTACCTCGTTTAATTCTTTCTTTTATTTTATCTTTTTTTGATGCTAAATAACATCTATTAGAACAAAAAACTTGAACAGCTTTTTTAGTTGCCTCAAATTCTTTTCCACATCTTTTACAATTCCTTTTTTCTCTTTTTATTTTAGACTTATTAGAACATTTAAAAGAACAATAAACTTGGTTTTTTACGTTTGTTTTAAAATCTTTCCCGAACAATTTACATCTTTTATTAAACCTATATATCTTGGTATTTCTACATTTATCGCAAAGAAACTTTTTTCCTGCTATTTCACTGGCAAATTTTTCACCACATCTTGGGCAAGTTGCTATATAGTTTTTCATTTCTTTACTGCCTCATAAATTTTAATTAAAAGTGTTTTTATTGGGCTTTTATAATTCTCTATTTTAGTCTCCAAATACTTAATTCTTTTAACATATTCTTGTTCTTTTAATATCCAGTTATTTTTAGCCGTGTTATATTCTAATGATAAATCATTTAATTGCTTTTTTATAACAGTAGTATCATCATTGTTTTTTGATATTTCCTCTATCTTGTCCTGACAATCTTTCAACTGGTCTTGAAGTTGCCTGTTTTCATCGTTAATAAGCGTGTTTTTAGCATTTAAGTCTTTAATCTGTTGATTAAGATTTTTTATTGTCTCATCTTTTTGAGATAATTGATTTTGTAAGTTCTGATATTCTGACTTTAAGACATAGTTATTCTCCACTTCTTTTTTTTCAATAAATTCTTTTTTATTGACAACCCTATCCCACATCTCAACACATACTTTAACGCTATCAATATTTGATAAATCAATTCCAAGATAATAGTTATCCTCAAATGGCAAAGTCTTGTCATACGCTCTAAATCTATAAAGTGTTCGTCTAACACCTCCATATACGGACAAATCAATTTCAGTTCCAGTATAGGGGTCAATCGCAAAAAAAGTCTCCTCTTTTGTCTCATCGTAGCCGTGAATTAAAACAAAGTGCATATCCTCTACAATAGTTGCTGGATTAAAATCAATTTCGGCAATTAGTGGTCTTCCCTCATCTATCAATTGTTTCATCTTGGCAAGCCCCTGTGTTGACACCGCATCATCATATCGAGGGGAGGAGTAAACTTCTGTCAGTCCTAATACTGTTGATTTTAACCAAATAAAATTTCCGCTGTCTTTTTCAAAACCCTGATTTGCTTTTAAGATGTCATTTATTTCAATCGGAGTTTTACCAAGATAGTTAGCAAAGCAAGTGATTAAACAACCATAATTTCCTATGTTATAGACTGCGTTGGTGTTATATCCTAACAAAACACTTGCCCACCTGCTATCTCTTTGTGATTGTCTTGCTGGGATTTTGAGTTTTTTCATAGGTTAAAAAGGAAACGACACTATTCCTTGAACTGCCTTCATACCACTTGCTGTAAATCCTCCAAAAGCGTTAGCGGCAAATGTTGTTGCGTCTATCCCAAATTTTAGTAAGCCATCTGTTATTTGGACTCCACATACTCCTGATGTAGCTTTCCACACTGAATTATCAAGAACACCTAAGCCAGATTGATAATAGAAAGGTGTTGACCCGAATGTTGCAGGAATAAAAGGTTGAGTGCAGTTGAATGTAGAGGAATTACTTGTTCCAGTAAAATTATATAAAAAGATATAAGTCATTCTTCCTATTGTTGTAAAATAAAGAGTCGCTGTTGATGTTGTAAATCCAGTAATAGTAGATGTAAAAGAGAACAAAGAAGGAAAACCCATTGGGCTTGATTGATGTGAATAGTAATTATTTGTTATAGCACTATTTGCTACAACATAATCATTGTTAGACGCTAATGTAAGTAATGTGTCAGCTATATTGGTGATTGTTCCATATTTTACAGTTGAGCTTTGAGTAAATTTTACTTTATCTCCTTTTTTATATTTGTTGCCCGCACCAGATGGAACATTTATTGTATTAGATGAAGCATAAGTCCAAGTTTCATTAGCGTCAATCCAGCCGTCTACACTTCCTTTGAATAGAGGAGAAACAAGTGTTTTGTTGGATACTTCCTGTGTTGCTGACAACAAAGCCACTGTATCATCTGCTACATTTGGTACTGTATGACCATTAGTTGTATTTGACCCTGCTTTTATTTTAGTTGTAGTTGTGGTATTGCCAACTGTTAAAACATCAGAACTATCAATTTTAGCAACATCTCTTGCCGTCCCAGTGCTGTCTTTTTGAGTAATAGCCTGATTGTTATCAAGTCCTTGAACTTTTGCGTGAGTGCCGTCTGTATTATGTTGAGTTTTATAACTATCAAGCAAATCATTCCAATGTTTTGCGGTAAAAAGAATTTCTACCACTGCCCCAGCCGAGTGAGCCTGTGCTGTTCCTTCTACTCCTCTGGTGCAATTAATAACATTTGAACCAGAAAGTGTGCCAACAATCACTTCTTTTTTGCTTGGTGTTTTTGTGCCGTTAGCATCTACTCTGTCAATTGTAAAAACATAAGTTTCACCGTCTGTCAAACCTGATGATGAGGTTAAAGTAAAAGAGGTAGTTGCTCCATCAGGTATCGATGATGCCAGTGTTCCTGTCCAAACCTCTTTTGCTCTATATAGTCCCATATAAGTTTGATTAACTTTTAATTGATTTTCCAGCTTGATGGACTGCGTTTTAACATCGCAAATCCCCAAGCCTCCAAACCTAATAACTCAAAAACAGTATTTGCCGTTGTTGAATAAATTTTAATCTGTAAAGCATATAACTTCTTATTGACTTTTAGATATTTTTTAATAACATCTGCCACAAAAACAGAGGGAGTATCGTTGGTATCGGAGAAAAGCATATCTGAAAAAAAGTCATCCCCCCAACCAGATGTGCCTAAAGTTGATAAGATGGTGGCTGTAGCAAGCGTTGATATCTGTCCGTCTTTAGTAACCCCAACTACCTCAATCGTTGCCCCTCCTCTAAAAGAACCTAACTCTGCTATAACCTCCTTTATTTTAGCAATAACTCTATAGTCTTTGTCAATAGGAATAAGAGGTGAGGTGTAAAGTTGGTAAAAATAACTGCCAAAATCAGAGGTATAACTTTCTGATAACTCAACCAGTTTATTTCCCGTTGGTGGAACTATCAAAAAGTGAGTAACTCCGCTACTATCAGTATATTCAAAAAAGTCCTTTGCTCCAAAATCCCAATACCAAGTCCAGTTGTTTCGCTCCATATCAAAAATAGCAATCTTATACTCATTTGCACCAGAGGGAATTGAAAAATATATCCGTGGTGGGTTGTAATAACTAACGATATTTTCAACATATTGAGAGGGAATATCCTCATATTGATTTCTAATAGGTGCGGTCATATCATCATTTGATAAAACATTAAACATCTGTTGCTTGTTTCTTAAAGCAAAAATTCCTTTTTTATTAGCAAAGAAAATATTATCTAATACTTTAACCACTGATTTTGCCCCATCTGCCCCAGCCGCCCCAACCAGTTTATATGCCGCAGGAACAACGGCTGTCTCGTTTCCTATGGTAACTGTGGTTAAATCAACTTGAAAAATCGTCCCATTTCCGTCAGCCGACTTACATAAAACGGTAATAATCGGGTCTCCTTTTCCTGTCCTGTAATGAGTAACTGCAACTGGCTTATTTTTTCCTCCTAACTCCAAATCAATCCACACTCCACCATAAAAAGGTGAGAAGGCGGGATTAGTAAAGTATTGACCTGTGCCTGTGGCATATACCCGATACTCGTTATCAGGGTCACCTGTCCCCCAAAGTCTGTTTTGAGAGATTTCCAAAGAACCTAATTTTGGTCCGCCAGTTGTATTATCATCTGGCGTCTCAACATAGATATTGGCAGGATAGGTGACATTGCCATAGTCATTAAAAGTGGTAGTTGTAGTTTCTGCGATTAAAACCTCTTCTCCATCAAACTCTCCCCAGTATATTTGATAACCATCTGCCCCAGTTACAGCCGTCCAGGATAGAGAAACATAATTTGATGTGTCCCAATTGTCTCTGTGTTTATTGGTTGTTTTATTAACAGAAGGCGAGGGATTAGTATTACCGATTTTATTTGTTGCAACAATTCTATAATAGTTATTATACGAACCTGTAGTTAAACCTGTTAGTGATCCAGTCGGAGCTGATGAGGGATCGGATATTGCGGTATATCGTGTAAGGGTGCTTCCATCATATACTGTTAATCTTTCGGTGCTGTTTCCTATAAAAAGTTTTCCGCCTATTTGAGCAAAGTAATATTTTTTTCCTGTTGTAAAAGTAATAGAAGTTGATATTTTCGTCCAGCTTCCTCCGTCAGTTGATTTATAGGCATAGCCATCTGATGCGATAGCGACAATTTCCCTTATTCCTCCGTTATCAAACTCGGTTGCCCCGTCTATATTAGAAGCACCAGAAATAGCCTCTCCATAATACGCTCTTCCTGGTCTTGTTTTCCATATCCCATCTTGAACTTGATAAAGATTTCTAATATCAGGTGAAAAAATAGGTTTTAGGCGTCCAGGATTAATAAGGGTATTTGAACCACCTCTAAAACTGTCAATTTTAATTGACCAAGTCTTTAAGTTTGCTTGTTGTTCTCTTGGAACTATCATTGTCCGATAATAAAGCCGTCATCGTAATCGAGCTCGGCTAAATTATAACTTTGATTAAATGGTTTTGTCTCGTTTTCAATAATCATATAATCCAAAGCCTGCTTGGCTAAGGCTTGATATTGAGCCACCTTATCATTTCTTAAATCCTGCTCATATAGTTGTCCTAATACAAAGTAAACAATAAAATCGGGATTTAGCATCTCGGCAACATCAGTTGAGTTTGATAATTTAGTGGCTGTTTTATAATAAGAGTAGTAAATAGTCCCGTTTATCGGATTAACAATATTTATTTTTTTAGAAGAGCCCCCGCCTGTCTCATAAAAGAATTTTGAGGCACTATTAATTTTATCTGTTTTAATTACATCATCTGGTCTTTTATAAACATAGTAAGTTTTATTGCTGTTTGTATCTTGAATATACAAAAAAGATGAGATAAATCGATAATCGGAGGGAGTTGAGTAGGATGTAGTTGAGGTAGTTGCTGTTTTATCTCCATCTGACGCATCAGGTAGATTTTTAAATAATTCTCTCCACCTGATATTTTCCTGCTCCCAGACATCTATTGCCGCATTTACCAGTCCTTTTCTTAATTCATAATCCTCACTCCCCTCTGCTGGATAATCAGTATCCCCCTCGTATAAAAGGTGAATTTTGTTTAAGATTTCAGATAGTGTCATATACAAAAAAAAGACAGGAGAACTTCCCCTGTCTACGTTCCGATTAGCTCGGAAAAGACTAACTTTTAATAAAATAATACACCTCTTTTTTTAACCTGTCAATACTTTTATTTTTGGTTTCTTTGATTTAGTTTTTATCTTTTTCAAACTTATCTTAGCTATTTTTGAACTAATCTTAATCTTTGGCATTCTAACTGCTTTTGGTTTAATTGAGATTTTTTTAGTTTTTGGTGGTTTAAGAGATATTTTTATTTTTTTAGTTTTCCCTCCACCAAATGAAAAACCTTTTGTTCCCTCAATATTGCCGTATTGGTCAAGTGATGGTAATCCTAATTTTATTCTTTGAGTATTTTGCCACTCTCTTAAAACATTTAAATAATCTTTTACCTCAGGGTCACTCCAGTTTTTCTCATCCATTTTCTTTTTAACACTTTCTGATGGTTGAGGTTGGGTCATTGCTAACTTTTGTCCAACATCCTCCATTGGATTTCTTTTAAAATACTCTGCTCTTTTTTCAAATAAGACTTTTAATTCTGGATAAACATTATTCATTGCTTTTCTTTCGGGAGAGCCTTCAGGTAGCGTCTCATACCTCATATATTTTTTTGCTGTCTCATAATCAACTAAATATAACGGGTCTATTTCTCTGTTTAGTTTTTGAGCCATTGCTATTTCAGTTGCCTGCTTGGCTTTGAAAACATTAGGATAGGTTAAATAAATCTGATATTTTAAAATCCGTCTGTTTGGGTCTTGAGGGTCTTGCTCATCTATTTTTGGTATTGAGTTATAGGCTGATTTTTCCTTCGCATCAAGTCCTCTTAATACTTCATTTTGGAATTGAAAAAAATATTTAGCATTTAATGATTTTTCGGTATAAAATCTTAAAGGAAGCTCCATTGCTCTTGCTAATCTCTGATAGGCTGGGTCTTTTTGATTTCTTGGATCAAAAATCTCAGCAATATAAGGGTGCTGTGTTTGAGTAAACAAATATTGTCCTATTTTTTTAGTTGCGGTTGGTAAATCGTCTCCTTCATTATAAATAGGTTTACCAAAATAATCAGAATTCATCGCAATATCTCCAAGTGTTTTTAATCCCATTGATGAGGCTGTTGAAACAACATCCCCTATTGCTCCTTTTATATCCCCTTTTGCCACTCTCAAAACCGCTCTTGCTCCTGCTCTTGGTAAAGTTAAAACACTTGGTCCAATTGGTATCCCTATAACCGTTTTATCATTTTCATTCCCTGTTATATTTGAGATTGGGATTAAAAGTTTATCCTCTGTGCCTGGTGGATTTTCAGCTAAACCTTTTCTATTAAACATTCTGTTTAACTTATCATAGGCTAAATAAGTTAAGACTGTTCCAATAATATAGCGAGTGTTATAAATATTTTCTGGCGATAATGGATTTTTTAGGGCTTTGATGTTATTTAATTGAAAGTTTAAAATACCTTCTCTATACTTTGGAGCAAAAAAGACTGTTGTTATTAAATCCTCTATATTTTTATCTCTTAAAGCCTTCTCGCCATAATCCACTATTCCATAAAAGTTTTTAGTTGCTTTTGCCGCTATATCAGCCGCTAACTCTTTATCATATCCTTTATTAATTAACTCATTTTTTACTCTTGAAAAAAAATCAATTTGAAGCATTGGTGAAAATCTTTTGAAAGTTGGGTCATTAACTACAGCGTGCCATACACCACCCAATCCTTTTTCTTTAAAAATCTCTCCTATATTTTTTACTCCTGTAAGATTTTCTAAATTTAATGAGGTTGAGCCACTTATTCCTCTTTTTTCCATTGCTAAAATATCATCTATATGCTCTTGGAAAAATTTATTAGTCCCTTCTTCTGTCATTGAGTTGACAACTACTTTTATGGCGTGAATAGGTCTTCCTGCCGTTATCTCTTTTATCACCTGTCCAAAAGTCCAAGCATTTAATGGTGTTCCTGGTACTCCACCTGCTAACTTTATATCCTGCCATAAAGACATAATTTTTGCTGGTAAAGAAAAAGGTCTTGGTCCTTGCTCCCCAAAGGCCCGTCTTAAAACTGATGCTACCTCAGGCGGGGCATAATACACTCCTTCTCTTATTTTATTCTCACCTATGATTTTTGTTTTTGGCTCAATCCCCGATACTGTCACTGGCTCAAAACCTGGCATTCTTTTTGCTACCAAAAATCCTTCTTTTTCTAAATCTCTTAAAAGATTTACTTTTTCAATTGTTTGTTTTAATCTTGATGTATAATCGGCAATAATTTGAGCTGGGTTTGAGTATTTTGGCGTAAGTCCCATTTTAATACCTTCCTCATAAGTTGGTAAAGTCCTTTCATTTGAAAATTTAAATTTAGTTTTGTATTGTTTATAAAGTTGAGCTACTTCCTCTTGTGGTCTGTCCCAAATATGGGTTAAATAGTTTTTAACATACTTCATATCAATCCCCTCTTTTTGAGCTAAGTTATATAACTGGTCATACACCTGTCTTACTTCTTTTATATATGGTTCTAATTTTTTAGGTGCGTTCTCTGGGTTCTCAATAAACTTAATAACATCTACTGGTGATACATCTTTTGGTAAATCCTTAAATTGTAATCCTGTTTTTATCCCTTCTGTTTTTGAGGCGTTAATATTATTTAAGGCTTGAATAAGTCTTTGTTTAAATCTATCAAAATTTAAGGCAGTATTGATATTTGCCCTGTCTCCTGCCCCACCTTGTCCTAAATTTAGTCTTTCAGGTGGAGGTGGAGGTTGTGGTGGCTCGCTTTGAAGTTTTTTCATATCCTCTTCCAACCCTTTCAAAAACTCATCTGTTTGTGGCTTTGTAGAGCCCTTTATCTTAATTTTTCCCACCTCTCCCCCGCTCTCCCCTACTGGTAAAGTTGTTGGTGGGGGAGTGGTTTTTCCCTTTATTTTAATCTTCCCACCCTGTTTTGCTAAATCCTCCAAAATTGCCTGTCCTTCCTCTGCTGTAATATGACCTTGTTTGACTGCTTCTGATACCATTCTAACATTCTCATCTTTTGTTGGTTTGATAGATAATCCAACATTTACATCTTTCAAAACATTCCATTTTTCCTCGGGCGGAAGTTTGATAAAATCACCAATAAAGTTTTTCACTTTTTCAACCATAGGTTTCCCTGCCATTCCAACTGCCTCTGCTCCCATATCAAATAATGCTCCTTGAATAGCATTATCAATTGTGTCTTTTATTCTTCCTTGTCCAGTTTTATCAGAGGTTAAATAACCAAAAGTTCCAAAACCAGCAGCCCCACCAAGTCCTTTTACTGCCAATCTTTTCATAACATCTACCGCTGTTTTAATCTCTTGTGGATTGTATTTTTCAAAAATAGCAGAGGTTACTGGTGTTGTTACTTTTGTTATTGGAGCAAATTTTGAGCCAAATTCTATCCCTTCAGAATATGACTTCATCAACTCATCTTTTGTTGGTAGTCTTCCTTTTGTAATTAAAGTGCCAACTGATGTAAAGACTGGATTTAAGGCGGCAAAACCAACTGTCTCACCAGCCAAAGCCGTTGAGCCAATCCCACCGACAATATCACCTATTTTAGATGGTAATGGTTTTGAGGTAAAAGGAGACATTAAGGCGGTTGTAAAGCCTTTTTCAAGTCCGCCTATTGTTCTTCCTGCCAACTCACCAACTGTTGCTCCTGTATCACCGCCTAATTTTTGTCCTGTGTCTTTTCCTAATTTAGTTAAAGTGTCCTCCATTGATTGAGGAATAGACTGTATCATTTTATCTGGTGCTTTCTTAATTAGTTGAAGATTTAGTTTTAAGTTTTCTAATGGTTTTGGTGTTTCTGGTATAAAACCAGATAACCAAGTTCCTCTTGACTGTGGATTTGATAATAAGGATATATTTTGCTTTAAGTTTGATATCGGCTGGCTAATTGACTGTGGTGTTTGTGGTGTAAAACCCCTAAACCAATCCGTTCTTGTTTGAGGATTGGCAATCATTCCAATATTGGTTTTTAGATTAGACAAGCCTGTATTTATGGTTTGTGGGATATTAGCCAAAGTATTAGCTACCTGATAATTTTGAGGTTGCGATGCCCAGTCTGTTATTGCCTGTTGTATCGGTTGTAGTGTTGGTCTTCCTTGCTGGAAAAATCCCTGATTATCAGTAAATTTGGATGTAAAGTCAGAGAGGCTTTTTTTAAGCCTTTTTATTAGCTCGTCCATATTTATTTTTTTATTGAGCTAATCCCAATTTTTTTCTTATTTGCCCAACTAATACTGGATTATAAAACTCGTATGAGGCTTGTGGTTGTCCTTGTAATCCTTGTAAAGCATCATAGGTTAATTCTGTTGGATTAAAATTTGCTGACTGGGATAGCTGTATTTTGTAATTTTGTAATTGGCTAACTCTATCCCTGACCCATTGGTCAAGACCCATTTTATACTGGTTGGCAGTCTGCTCGTAATAATTTGCCATTTGTAAAGCGTTTTGTAGCAAAGTTTGGTCAAGGTTATTTAGAGCATTCATCTTATCAAGCGGAGCATTTGCTTTTGCCTGTTCTATCTTAAATTTAAGGTCATTATAAGTATTACCAATCTCTGCCATTTTATCTGTTTTCCATTGCTCTATTTGTGACTTTTGAGTATCGTATGTTTTTTGGACATCTATTGTTTTTCTATCAAGCTCTGATAACTGGTCATTTGCTCCTTTAATTACCTGTGCCTGTGCCCTTGATCCTTGTTTGGCTAAGGCGTATGGGGCAATAACTTGTGAGGCAGATGAAGAACCAGCCCCCATTGCTCCAAGTTGCATACCAGTTGCCTTCATTAAATTTCTTAAATTTTGAGCGATTTCTTCCATTCCAGTTTGTTTTCTTGACTGGATATCTGTTTTATAAGTTCCAAGTTGTTGTTCAGCCGCCTGTTTTTCTGTCCCTAACTGTCCAAGCATACTGTCAAACTGTTGACCAACATATCCTTGTTGTTCCTGTTGCATTTGTGGAACAAGTCCAGCTAATTTATCAAGATTTGATAAATAATCATTAAATCCGCTTTCAATGTTAGACCTAATTCGGTTGTAATATTCATCTTGTGGAGATGGACCAGTATTTCCACCAGAATAAACAGGATCTCCGTTTGCGTTATAACCAACAAGCTTTTCTCCACGAGAATTAACCGATGGTGCACCCCCTCCACCCGTATTGGTGGTTTGAGTTGTTGGTTTTGATGTTGATGTTACAGTCGGACCATAAGGATTAAATCCTGTCCCTTGCTGATAATTAGAATAAAGTTTATTTGTTGATAAAGTATTAGCATACGCTTGCGGTGTTGTTCCAATTGCCTGATAAACATTTGGATTGTTAATAAAGCTTGATTGGCCAGTATTTTTACCTAATAACAATTCTGTTACTCCGAAATCTGGTATTTTAAATCCTCCAATACCCCAAGTTCCTTGAACTGAGTTGAAAAGTGCCATATTTTTTGATATAATAGAGTTATGTCTTATTTAGCGTTTCTAATATTACGCTTTACTGACATAACTACAACTTATAATTGTTTAAAAAACAATTGTTCTTCTGAACTTAATCCTTTTAATGCTTTTTTAATCAATAATTTCGGATTAAATCTATTTTCTGTTATTAATCTTTCTTTATCTTTGTTAGCACTGTTTATTTTTTACAAAACAAGAAAATACTTTATTAGTAAAGCCACTTTTTATGGCTTTATTTTGCTAAATTTTCTTGTTGTGATATTAAATTCCTTTATATCACTCTTTTAGTTTCTCTAATTCCTTGATAGCAATTTTAAGAAAACCAATCCTTTTTGCTATTTTAGGATTGCCTTCCTGTAAAAAAGCTTTTTCAAGCATTCGGTAAAAGGCTACGGAGGAAGTTAAAGCCTCCATAATCAACGCCTTCCCTTTTAGCTCTTTTTTTTCTTTTTCATCTTCCATATCAAAATATATCAAACTTATAACTTTATAAGCTTTTAGCAATTCTGTTTCTTACTTTTTTCCAAAATATTTTTCCAGAAACTTTTTGCCCTGCCTCTTTTGAACCATACTTTTTAGCGGCTTTTTGGGCTATTTTATTAAACATTCCTGTCTTATAATTTCTTCCCAGTTTCCTAACCATTGCTTTTCCTCTTTTTCCTTTCGGTTTCATTTTAGCCATATTTTTATAATTAAACTTATAAAAAAAAGGCAACCTCAAACAGACAATATACTTGCCTGCTTTTTGGTTGCCTTCTTAAAAAGGAAAACCTATATATTAAATATACGAAAATAATTTACAGTTGTCAAGAGGAATTTTTTGTAGTATGCTTATAAAGTAATCAAATGGAAAAAGCGATACACTGCGATGGTGGGTTAGTTGTTAATCCCTTCTTTTTTAAGGTTAGTCATCCTCGTGGAAGAGCAACGGCTAAAATTAATTTTTCTCCAACTGATAGAATAATAATTTCTCTTGATAGTGATGATAATACTAATAATGAGGCTGAACTATTTGCCTTACTTACTGCTATCATTGAGGCGTATAAAAGAGGAATAAAGACTATTTATTCTGATAGTAAACTTATGGTTGGAATTGCTATGGAAAACTATAAAGTGAAAGAAGAAAGATTAAAATTAACTGCCTCCATTATTAAAAGGCTGGTAAAAGAGTATCAGATAGAAGTTAAGTGGTGTCCTCGTGAAAAACTTTGGGCTACTTAAAATAATATTGACAAATAATTTTTTCCATACTATAATTTTATTAGTCGTGGGGGTAATTAGGGGATAGCGACTTAAAACAAGCCCTTATAGGTGTATACTGTTCTTGCCTGGTTCTAACAGATGAAAAAGAACGCTCGTATGCCAAATCTTTGAATAAGAGAAATAGGTTTATTAAGAGTATTAAGGAAAACACTCGTGAGTTTTGATAGTTTCGCAAGGTGTCCATCCTGCTGAAATAGAGCAGGAAGGTTTTCTGAAAAACTATCCTATTATTGTCTTTCTTTCTTTATCCTTCTTGGAGGGGGGAGGGGGGGTGGCTATATCCCATCCAAATCTCTCTATTCTATTAATAAGAGTATGTATCCGAGAGAGTGATTGTCGGAAAAAAAACTATAAAAGTCAAGAGGATTTTATTTTCTCAAAAACTTCCTTCCATAAATGAATTTTGCCCTTTATTGTCCAGTCTTTTAATACCTCCTGTTTTATTATCTCGCCTGTTTTTAATCTTTTTTCTTTATTTTCAATTAAATCTTCAAAACAATTTATCCAGTCTTTTACTGTTTTAGCAAAATAGCCGTTTTTTTTGTCTTTTATGATTGATAAATATGGTCCAACTGGGGAGGTTATGGTTGGCACTTGTGATATTCCATACTCCATAACTTTTATAGGCGACTTATAGATACTAAAATCATTCTCTTCTAAGGGAGCAACTCCAATATCCCAAAATGGAGAATATTTTTTATAAATCTCAATCCAATCATAAAAATCCACTTTTCCTTCTATGTGCTCAACGTATGGCAAACTGTCTAACTCGGTTGGCAAAAAACCAAAGATTTGAAATCTTACCTTTCCTTGATATTTTCCCAAGATATATGCCAAGGCAGAGTGAAATTCAGTAAACAGCAAATCACCAACGTGAGATGTCCCTCCTTGATAAACAATGGTAATAACATCATCCTCAATATGTTTTGCTGGTATATAAACCTCCTCATCAATTAAATTTGGTAAAACAAAGATATTTCCTTTCTCATTTATTTTTTTTAGTTCTTTTTTTAATCTGCTGTTTGTGACTGTTATAAATGGTAAATCATTTAATATAGCCTTATAGTTTCCTTTATTTTTCATAACCTCATCATAAACAACATTATAAGGTCTAACGGTTAGAGGATTATCATCTAAGTCATAAACATACTTCATTCCAGTTTTTTTTGAAACAACCGCCATATAAGAGTAGGCGATAGGATTATGATAATAGGAAGAAAAAACAATGTCATATTCTCCAAGTTTAAGCCAGGCCTCATCTACCTCCTGTTGTGTTGCTTTTTTATTATTTATTACTCCCTTTTGAATATCAATCTGCCAGTCTGTTATTTTTTTTAAGTTGTTTAAGGGATTAATAATTCTCCACCAGTCAACGGCAGAGGTTCTTGTTTTTTTCTCGTTTGGTATCGTGTATTTCGTCTCAATCCCTAAAATTTTCATATTAGCTATAAGAATAGCTTAATATCGTTGGGTCAGTGGCTACATTGTCATAGTTTGGGTTAGCATCCGCATACATTTTATTTCCCGTTGAGTCAATTCTATAAATTTGCCATTTTGCTTGTGACTCTGAGATGCCAACAGGCGCTTTACAAATATAAGTATATCCTCCGCTTTCAACTATTTTTGTTTGTCTTGTTGGTGATTCTTTTCTAACTAACTTTTCCCCATCAAATTCAACTAACTCTGTTGCCATAACATTGAAATCTTCATCAAATGTTTGATTTAAGATATTCTGCTCGCTTTCTTTAATTTTATGCGTCCTTATATTTACCATACTCCTTTGCTTTTTGAATAGTTTTAATAAAATCTGCTATTTTTTCAAGTTTTGATAAGACTGGTTGATTTCTCACCGAGACTATATTTTCCAAATATGAGAAAAATTCTTTATAAGATGTCTTGTCGTTTGCCCTTTTCCCTTTTCTCACCAAACTTTGAAAATAATCTTCTATGGTATCAGTTGCTGATAAAACCTCTGGTGATAAATCCTCATAAACATTCTCAAGTCCCAGCATTTTAGCTAAATATGGCTTGCCTTCAGTCTTACTATAAAGCTCTGGTGATAGCTCTGTTTCTTTTTTATCACTTGATAATACTGCCCCCTCTTTTTTTTCAGGAGCAATATTTTCAACAGGAGTATTTTCTCCTATACTTGATACTTTTGTTCTAAAAGTTAAATCACTCATTTTAGATGCGGATAATTAAATAAAAAATCCTCATCAATTAAGGCTTCAATTGACATAACATCCACTCTTAATTTTTCGGCAATCATCTGATAATTTAAAGCTCCAGACTGCCAAGCTTCCTTTAATATTTCTCTTACCTCATTTCTTTTTTTCTTTGCTTCATCATCATTTTCACCCCATTTATATGTGTGTCTTCCGCCTTCTTTAACAAGTGAAATATTTAAAAGGGCTGGTTTTGAGACCATAACCTCATTTACCTTCATTATCGCCTCATTTAGAGTTAATCCTTTTTTTTCCTGTTTTTTATCTTCCATTTGGTATCACCTCCTTCCTAATAAATATATCTGCTTCTTTTTGACTGACCCTTGCTCTTGCTTTTATTCTATTTTTCAAAAATGCTTCCGATTTAGCATAACTTTCAACCTTTTTTCTTATCTCGTTAAATTTTACCACGTCCTGTCTTTTCAAAGCGTTTATTAAAGCGACTCTCATTCGTTCTAAAAACGGATCTTTCATCTGTTCATAAACATCCTCCAATATGGCTTTTCTATGTTTTTTCCCCTCCGCTGTTTCTGCTTTTGATGCGGCCTCCTCTAGGGAGGCTAAATCTAAATCTCTTGTTGTTTTTCTCATAATAGCTTGCTTTTGGGGGATAGAAAACTACCCCCCAACTTGTAAGCTTTTATGCTGTCGCACCAGTTTTTACATTCAAAACCCAAGTAGAAATCAAAACTTTGGCAACATAAGCACCCGCCCAACCAATAGTTGAGTATCGGTCAGTTGGGTTTGAGGTATCGGACTCTGATGGAACTTTGACGTAAAGTCTTGGCACATCACCCGATAGATCGTATTTAGCAAAAGCGTTAGCACCATGAATGAAGTTTGAGTAAACAGTTACTGTTGAAGACTCAGTCTTCTGATTGGTAACGTTTACAAACCTAACTCCATATAAAGCACCAACCTCTCCAGCGTAAAGTTTTTTTACATCGGAGTATGTAGCGGCATTTACCCAAGTTGTATCACCTTTTATATCATATTCGGTGTATGGACCAATCTTACCAACAAAGTATCCATCTGGATATTTCATAGCTTTGTTTACTTGTAAGGTTCTTACAGCTTTTCTAACTTCAGTTGCCGACATAGTATCGGTTGCGGCGACGTCAGTTAAAGCAGATTTTCCACCAGCCAGTTGAGCTGTAGCACCAGAGTATAAAGCGTCTCTATCAAGAGTATCGATTGTTTCACCCATATTTTGTCCAAGAACCTCAACTTTTTCAGTTGCGTCCTTGTCAATAGAGGTTAATTTCAAGAGTTTGCTGATTTTAATAACATTTCCATACTCAGCAAGTTGAGCGGTGACTTGGTCTGCGGTTAAATTAACCTCTGATGGGTTTGAGCCTTCGGATAAAGGAGTTGTAACAGCACTCAAAGGAGAGTATCTATTCCATTGAATCGTTTTACCCTCTCCTTTTGGATGGGTGTTTTTTTGAGCTCCTTCACCGTGCATTATCTGGTATTTTGCTCTTTCAAGAAACTTACTTTCGTAAAATGTTTTTACCTCACCTGATAAACCAGATGTAGTTTGGACTGCCATATTATTTTTTCACCCCCTTTCCTTGAAACTTTTAACTTTTAATCAGCTTTTTTTCAAGGATGGATGCCACTTTACCAGGATTATCCCAAAGGTCTTTTTTAAGCTCCTCGATTGAGACCTCCTGTTGTTGTGGCTGTAATGAGGGTGATACTGCCGAACTGCTAACCTGGTCAGTTAGTTTTTGAGCAACCTGACCTGATAGTTTTTGTTTTAATTTTTCAAACTTTTGTTTTACAAGCTCATACGCTTCCTTTGGACGAACCGCCCCAAGAAAAACTGGCTGGCCGTCTAAACCCAAGATAAAGTTATTTTTTTCGTATAAATCTTTTACTTCGTTTGAAAAATCTTCATCTTCCATCATCGGAAGCTTTTTTACTTCTTCCAATTCTTGAACATGGGATTGAATTGTCTGCTTGTACTGTTCCTGCTTTTGCTTTAAATCAAGCTCTTGCCTGACCTCGCTTTTAATCTGCTCTCGTAGGGCCTGCTCTCTTGAGGCAATTCTTCGTTCAAGCTCATCAGGTGCTATTTCTGTCTCACCAGCTTGTAAAATCGGTGGGATTTGCGGATTATCCGTCCTTAAAAATTCAGGCGGTATCTCACCCCTCTGCACCGTTTCCTGCTCTTGCTTTTTTTGAGTTAGGGTCTGCAAAAGCGTTTCAATCCCCTGTTTTTTATTTTCAAGATTTTTAACTCTTTTATCAATTCTTGATGGTTTTTGTGTTTCGGCTTCACCCTCTTTTTGTAAAGGTTCCTGTGTTATACCTTCTGTTTTCGGTTTTGTTTCGGTATTAACTTTTAAATCCTCTTGAGGTTTAGTTGTTTCCTCTGGCGATGAGGTGGTGGCAACCTCTTCCACCTTTTTTTCTTCGTCTGCCATATGTTTTTAAATAATTTTTAACTAACCATTTAAGGATTGGTCGTCCGCTCCCTTGCTCTTTAAAAGAACAAGAAAAAAGCCTCTATCGTTTAAAGACTTCCTTTTTGTCCTTTAATATCGGGTTTCCCTCATCATCTACTCCTACTAAAACTTTATTTATCCCAACATAAAATCCGTGTCTGAATTTACAGCTCTTACATTCAAGCCATATTCCCTTTTGAACCCATCGATGTTTTGAAAGTGCTTGTTTTTTAGCCTCCGCTCTTATCTCATCTAAATCAAACTCATAAATCGACTGCCCCAATATCAACTCCTCTTTCGATTTGTTCTCCTGTTTTTCTGGCTTCATTTATAATTTCTGGCAAACTTATCATTTGTCGCAATTGATAAATAGCAAATGAGATTATTAAATATTTCATTCCAATCCTATCTGGTGTGTCGTTAATATCAACCAAAGATGCCTTGCTTTCTGGATCAACCAAGTTTTTCAAAAACTCTATTCTTTTTTCAGCCAACTCTTTAAACTTTTCAAAACTTTTATTACCAAGCAAATTTAATACTTCCTCATCTTCTTTTTCTGCTTTTGAGACAATCTCTTTATAACTTGCGTCCTGAACATTATTGATAAAGTCAGCCACTGTCCAGGTGGCAACTGGTGGTATCGCCTGTTGTCCTTTTAACATATTTATCTGTTTATAATTTCATAAAACAATCTTTTTTGATCCTCTGGTAGGTTTGCTATCAAAGGATTTTCGTTTTGTGGTTGTGGTTGAGGTTGAGCCTGTTGTGGCATCCCCTCTCCCATACCTTGTTGTTGTGGCATTTGAGCCGTCCCCATAGCCTGGGGCTGAGTTTGGGCATTATTAACTGTTAATGCCTCCTTCGGTGCTTCTTTTATAATCTTGTCATACCCTTCTACTCCAGCTGTTGCTATAAATCTTTTAAGAAGTTCTGAAAAATCAATCTCAACTGAACCGTATTTTGCCTTTCCCTGCTGGGCTACCTGCTCCATAAAACCAGGTAGTTTTAGGAAAAAGCCTAAAATAGAAGTTAAGTTTTGATTTTCAATCATCTCATCCTGTTTCATTGTGGATGAGGCATCAATAAAGAATTTAACCGATAAGTTTTTAATGTCTTTGTTTTTAATCTTAATCTTCCCTCCCTCACCGCTTTCGTATAAATCTAAAATATCAGGATACTGCTCTTTTATCATATTAAACTCATCACCGAAGATATCAAACTCAATATCAGCTTCTTGTTTATGAGTTAGAAGGTCAAGAAACCTGTCATAAATCTCTGATATTGCCTGCTCTAACATTTTTCTGTCAAATGAAGTGTTTAATGTTATAAACATCTGTTGCATCTTCAAAGCCTCTGGTGTTTTTCCCTGTGCTGGTTCAACTGAAGATGATACAGTTGTGTCAGTTGTGCCAAGAGAAGATAATAAAGCCCCCTTCAATACTCCGTATAAAGAATTAAATGTTTGAAGCGGTGCGGGTGAGAATTGCTCCTGTGTTATAGCGTTTGGATTTGGATTTTTCAAAACCCATACTGCTCCAGGTGATAAAGAGAAAGATGGCATATGAACGTCAGTTGGATAGATTTTAGTTGGCGGATAAAGATGTTTTTTTAAGGCATCAAGCGATAGATTAACAGTTGAATTTAGTGCTTTTTGCTGGCTAATGTTTCTGTCATACTCGGATGTTCCAAAATAATTATCAAGTGTTGGATAGCATACTTTTGAAACAATTGGTAGTTTTCCGTTCTGATGAGGATTTTCAATATCTCTTAAAATCACCCTTGCCTGTCTTGAGAAGGTAATCCAGCGTTTTGGAGTATATAAGGTAATAAGTTCGTATTGGTCTTTATATAAATCGCTATCTTCTCTTTCTTTTGTAGTTGATGTATCTCTTTCATCTGTTTTATTCTTTTTTCCTTTCTCAATAACTTTATCAATATTTTTCCAGTATTTTAATCCCTTTCTTTTTTTCAAGAAATCCTCTGCAACATAAGATAAAACAAAGTAGCGGGACATATCATTTGTTGATATAACACCAGGCTCGGGTATCCCTAACTTTGGCGGGATTAAAAAGAAGTCTGGTCCTGTATAACCTTCCTTTACAACCCAGTCAACTAAAACGTCCATTTTTCCGTATACTAAAGATAAAAACTCCATAAGCCAAAACTTTGTGTAGATATCAGCCTGTGAGTTGGCGTTGGGGATAATATAGTGGTCTAAGATTAAGTTTAGGAAAACTCCTTTCCCTTTATCCTCTTTTGATAAAACTCTAACAACACCTGTTGGCATCTTTGCCATAACTTGATTAGCTCGTCTTATTAAAGACGTCATTAAGGTTTGGTCTAAAACCTGTGATTTTAAAATTCCTTTTCCACTATCTATTATTTTGTTTTTAAGAAAGTCTTCTTTCTCGTCAAAGGAAGAAAAGATATTGAAGTAAGCCTGTTTGTCGCTTTCAAATTGTTTTAGGATTTTATCTATGTCCATATACAAAAAAAACCACGCCTTTAATAGTGCGTGGTACTGGGTGTAATCGCAAAGACTACACCTAACCTAATAAAACTCTATCAAAATATTTCTTTCTTGTCAAGGGGAATATATCTTCTCGTAAAAACTATCCCAGTAAATCCCCGTGATAAAGCCACCTTTTAAGTCAACTAAAAAATGAAGTTTACAGTTTTGTTTGTTTTTTTTGGCAATTGCTATTTTCTCTGCCAAGTCTTTTACTGCTTTTTCTTGGTCTTGCTCTGATTTTCCATATGTTATTGTCTTCCACCCCTTAAACTCTGCTTTTTTAATAGATTTTCTATGGATGTTAAGTTTTAGGTTGAATACTCCATACTCCACTCCATATGATATAGCTAATAAGTCAAGGATAAACTGTTTTGTTTCGGGTGAAACATTTTTTAATATTTCAGTTAGTTTATCGTCCATATTAATAAAATCCCTGCTCATCAAATAACTTTTTATGTAAATCCTCTATCTGGTCATAATATACCTGTGCCTGCTTTTCTGTTACTGGCTCTTTAGCAAATAAAGAGACTTGATAAGAAATTCCCAAACTCATAACTAAATCGTCCTTTGCTCCCTTATCAGCCTGTGCTTTCCAAGATGATGAGGTTTGAACAACGACAAAAGAGTATAACTCGTTTATTGTCTCCTTGTCATAAATTCTTATAACTTTGTTATCAATCGCCTGTTTTAAGTCCTGAAGCATCTTTGGTCTTGTTGATGATGAGGTAGTCCAGCCGTATTGAACCGCCTCTGGTGGATCAATTCTTCCAAATGAGGGCATCTTAAATAAATCGTATTTATTAAGTCTATTTAAAGCCGCAAGCCTGTCCATCTCAAATGCTCCACCGTTGTTTCGCTCATATGCGACAACTGGTTTAATTCCTGTCCTGTCATATATTTTCTCTAAAACTGGAACAAGTAGATTGGTAAATTCGGTAGTTGTTATAGGTGAGTGATAAACTAATGGAACATCCAGTTTTGTTTTTGAAAGAAACTGGGCGGCAGTATAATCACCACCGCCTGATGCGGTGTCAACGCCAACAACAATGAATTCTCCTCGCTCTATTTGTCTAAACTGTTTGAACATATATCAAATCATTTTTAATTGGTTCTTTTATGTTATCCAAATACCATTTTAATGCCTGCTTATCAAAATAGTTTTGTCCACTTGAGACAAAAGCATCAATATCAGTCTCGGGATACTCCTGGCTGTAAAACTCTTTTAACTCCTGTTTCTTTTGATTTAAGAAGTCCTGTGAATAAAAATCAGATGCTTTGAAAAATAATGGCTTAAATGGTCGCTCTTTCCTTTTACACTCTTCCCAGAATGTTTTGAAGAAATTGAAGCCGTTACTAGTTGTCTCAATAAAAATCTTCCCTTCTGGAACTACTGCCTGGAGGGCAGATCGTAATATTGCTTCAGGATCAGGATAGTAGGCAAACTCGCTGGCGTGTAGTCCTGTAAGACTTTTACTTCTTCCTACCTCCTTATTCTCTGCTGTTCCTATTTTGTAAGTTGAGTTTATTGCTTCGTTATAAAGTTCGTATTTTGAGTTGTATTTCAGGTTTAGTTTTACTTGGTTTATTTCCTCAAATGACTTGATGTAAAACTTCACTCTTGACAGTAAATCCTCCGCATTATCTGACTTATCAGCAATAACCATAGAATAAGAGTTATCTTTTAGCAAAAAATCAGTTGTAAAAATAGCAAGAATAATTGATGAAAATCCTAACTGTCTTGATTTTAAGATTACATCTCTTCCCGTTGCTTTGTTCAAAATAAAATCTTCCTGTATTTTCCAATGGTTTGTATCCTCATAAAATCTTTTAATTGTGCCGTCTTTGGCAACAAGCATAAAATTATCCTTGATGAAGTTGACATATATATTTGCTTTCTCTCTAAAGTTGGCCATATTTTTGTTTTAGTTGTCCAAAAACATTTATCTGGGTGTTTACCTGTGTTTGTCCTTTTCCTTCCAAATACTCCAGTCCCTTTACCAACGGCTCTATCCTTCTTTCCTTTGGTAGAAGTTCAAGCAATCTTTTTACTCCCAACGCCACTCCCTTCATTTTTTCATTTTGGATTGCTAATTTAAATTCCGCTTCAAACTGCTTCATTTCTTCTGGCGTTGGCTGTTTTACTGCTCTTTGAATTGTATTATCAGAAAGCCCTAACCATCGCTCAAGTTGATAAGATGACCAACCCATATCATATAAAGTTTTAGCAATGACTTTTTTTTCCTCTTTTGAGTAGTTTTCAAGTCCTTTTATCGTCATATGTTTCAATATTAACTTTTACTAATGTATCTGGTGGTAATTTTCCTAAATCTAATATTTGACTATTGTCTGTTATAAGACGAACGGAGTATTGATTGTCAAGTGAGACTAACTTTTGTTGTTTTACTTCCTTGATTTCGGCAATGAAAGAAAGTGTCATATAAAAAACTATAACAAAGTATATCGTTGTTGTCAAGAAAGTTTAATTTTAGATTATTACAAGACTATAAACAAAATACCTCTTGACAAAATAGAAAGGATATGTTTATACTGAATTTAGTTATAAGTTTTTGAAAAAAATATGGACAATCTTAATCCCGAACTTATGGAGGATTTAGATACACGAACAGAGGAAGAGATTGGCTATTTTCTAAAAGAGAAAGAAGAAGTAGAAAAGGTAGAAGAAGAACTTGACAATAGGGAGGTTTTTTGCTAATCTCTTAATAAAGACGAGGTAGCGAATTGGGATGAAGGGAATCAATCACCTCCTTTCTATCAAGATTTCCCACTTATCCTACCCGCTCGTATAGGGGATTAAGTCTTTTTCTTTCTCAATCTTTGTCAGGGCGGCAAGGATTGAGGAAAAAAGAGATTGACAAACAGATTGGTTTTTGGTATAGTGATTTATAAATTTAAATTAAAATTAAAATGAAAAAAAATCTTTCAATAATAACAACAGAAAACATTTTTAGACTTCGTAACTATCTTCAACAAATATCATCAATAAGTTTTACTTTTTCAAAAGTTAATCAAAGATATCCTATTGATAAAATATCAGAAGAAGAAGGACAGCAAGTAATAAAAGTATATGAAAATCTTTTAAAAGACACAGAAACTGTTATAAACACTTATAAAAATTTTAATTTAAATTTAAATAACAAAAATGGAAAACAAACAACAAACTCCACAACTTGAAAACGGTTTTATAAGAATAGCTACAGGTAAAGAAGAAAACGATATTTTAATGGCTCTTATTAAAGCAGATCTTAATTCTACTGAATATCAAATAGTCTTGCTTGTTATAAGAAAAACTTGGGGATATGGTAAAAAAGAAGATTGGATAAGCATAACTCAATTTATGAAATATACAGGAAAAGGAAGAACAACTATAATAGAAGCTTTAAACAAACTAGTACGGAAAAGCGTACTAGTACGGAAAAGCGGACGAGGGATTAGGTCTTTGTATCGCTTAAATAAAGATTTTAATACTTGGAATAAACTAGTACGGAAAACTGGACTAGTACGGAAAACCGACAAAAGTAGTACGGAAAACCGTACTCCACTAGTACGGAAAAGCGTACTTCGTACTACAAAAGATAATATTACAAAAGAAACTATTACAAAAGATAATATAAATAATGAAAAAGATGAAATCATTCAATACTTCAATCAAGTGATGGGCAAGCGCTTCAAAACACTGCCCGAGGCTAACCTTGAATATTGGCGGTCAATTTATTCAATTGACGAGATAAAGCGGGCGATTGATTTTATTCCCACCCACGACTTCTGGCGGGATAAAATGGACTTGACTATTCTTTTCAGGCGTAAAAATCCAAAAGGAGAACCCGTTGATTATATTGGTCAATTGCTAAACACTAAAAAACCCACCCAGCAAGCACAGGAGGGATTGAGTTCTTTTATGAACAGAATTGAAAAATGGAGAAAATTACAAGTTGATAAAAAAGTATGAACCCACCCAATCTAACTTTACAGGAATATGCAAAAAAGTATTTTGACTTTGGCTGGAATATTATTCCACTTTTCAAATACAGCAAAAACCCAGCCTCCGCTTCCCATCTTTTTCCACAAGGCGGCTGGCTTGAATATCAGAAAAGAAAAATAACAAAAGAAGAGTTTAATAAGTTTTTTATTGAAAATAAACCAACAGGAGTAGGATTAATCACAGGAAAAATAAGCGGAGTAGTTGTAGTTGACGAGGATAACTACAAGCAGGGAGGAATGAAGTTTGAGCTTGATAGTCCTCTTAAAGTAAAAACCGCATCTGGCGGGAAACATTATTATTTTAGATATGAGGAGCAGGTAAAATCATCAGGATTTAGGCAAGGAGTTAATATTGAGGTTAAAGGGGACGGGGGATTTGTTGTTTTGCCGCCAAGCGAGGTATTAAACAAAGAAGGAAAAATTGGAAAATATGTATGGGAGAAGGCGGCTACAAAAATCCACGAAATACCCACAATAAGAGAAAGCCAGCTGTCAAAATACAAAAATGCCTTTAATGAATACCAGCGTCTTCACGACTTGGTAAATGCGGATTTAGGGACAAGACACAACAACTTACTAAAAATTGCCTTAAAGATGTTTTTGCGGTTTAGAAAGGAAGAGTGGGATTTAGCCGCAGACTACATAAGAGACGCCGCCTCTAAATTCAACCCGCCTTATGATACAAAAGACACCGAAAGAATAATAAGAGACGCCGCCAACTTTATATCAACCCACTCAAAAGAAGAAGTGGAGGAGAGAATTCAAAAACAGATTGAGATAAAAGTATATTCATCAAAGCAGGCAGAGGAGTTATATCTTAAAAAACAAAAAGAGTATGGAGAAGGACTAACAACTGGATTTGAGAAACTTGATGAATATTTTAAGTTTTTACCCGAACAGATATATATGCTTTCAGCATCAACTCATATTGGAAAAACAACCTTTGCTTTAAATACAGCCTCAAATATTGCCAAAAGTGGACATAAGGTTTTATTTGCCTCACTTGAACAAGGGCTTCAAATTGTTCCACGAATAAAATCAATTTTAGGCGAGAACAAACTACCAGAAAAATTCTCAATTTTAGACACCGACGGTTTTCCAACTGCCGATGATTTTATAACCACCATTAACGAACTACCAGATAAACCAGAGATTTTGTTTTTAGACCATCTCCATTACTTTGCCAGGGGCAATAAAAAATCAAATGAAGAGATTGATAGGATTATTGTTGAAATTCAAGTTATGGCTAAAAAACTTAAAATCCCAATCTTTGTCATATCACACGTTAGAAAGTTAAATGACAGCAAAGCACCAACTATGGATGATTTAAAAGACAGCGTCTCATTATCACAAATACCAGCCGTTGTTATGCTTTTACATCGGGAAACAATTGATCAGGAATTACAACTTGAAGGACAGGGAATTTATGATCCAGAAGGGAGGCTGTTTATTAACAAAAACAGAATTCAAGGAAAAACTGGCTCATTAAAAATTAAATTGGAAAATGACGGAAAAATAATTTTCTTATGAAAAACGCTATAAAAAAATATCTGGTAAAAAGAATAAGGGAACTTTTAAAAAAAGAAAAACTAAACAGATTTGAGACAAAACTATTGGATTTTTTTATTAATAAGTTTTTTGATTTAGAGTATGGCAGGATATAAACCAATAATCACCAATAAATCCATAATTTTCAATCTTGAACGCCCTATTTATGGCTCATTCTATGCCATTTGGCAGAAGTGGTTGGACATTGCTAAAGAAAGAAATTTAAATATCGTAGTTAATACCAAAGAAGGAACAGCCACCTATACCTACAAAACCTATATGGACGGGGCTAAAAGACTAGAAAGGTACTATAAAAATCCAAATGAACCAATGATTTTTTGGGGCAGACATATTTATCCTGATGTAGTTAAAAGAGAAGAAAGAAAGAAGGTAGAAAAGAAAATAGAAGTATCGGGCGGTCTGTGGGCGTATTTGGAAAACTTAAAAGAAAAGAAACCAGAGGAGTTTAATAAGTTAAAGCAAAGATTAAATATCTCTTGACAAATTGTAAAAGATATGCTATTATATAATTATATGATTACTACAAAACTTTTAGATAAATCAGACCAGATTTTTGAAGAAATAATCATTTCAATTGTTAAGTTATCAAGAGAGGAAAATATTGAAAAGAGATTGAAGATTAAAGAAATATTAGCAGATAAATTAAATAAAGTTGTTTTAATTGAGGATAGAGATTTCTTAAAGTTAGCAGTTGAATTAAATAAATAATATGTCAGCACAGGTTCAACCAAAAGTCTGTCCTAAATGTGGGAGCGATATGGAGTTAGAATTTCAAGATGCTGTTCAACAAGGACAAAGAAGCAGGGCTTGGTTTTTTGAATGTGTATCACCAAGCTGTGATTATTACGAGGAAGATAAAAACGATTACGAGCCTGAACCAGAGTTATGAATTAAAAAAATAATATGATAAAAAAACTATCTGATTTAAAAAATTTAGCTAATTTAATAGGTGAGGAAAAATATTTTATTCAAGAGGGGACTTGTAAAAATAAATATGAGTGGAGGATAAAAAAAGTAAAAATTACAGGGATTAATATTAGTGAAAACAAAAAAATATATTTTGAGCTTGACATTAACTATGTTAGATATACATATCCTTTAGAATATTTATTGGAATATTTAAAAGACACTCTTGAAGAAGCCAAGAAATTTGCTTTAGAACAAATAATAAAGGAAAAAAACAAACAAATAGAATTTATAAATTCTATTAAAGAATAAATATGATTAAAAAACTTAATTTTGAAAAAAAAGGATTGAACTTAAAAACAAAGATTTTGGTATTTTTACTTTTATTTATGATTTTTGAATACTTGAACTATAAGTTTTGGAGCAACTATTCAATCCAAAGTCCTATTTTAATAAAGATACAATCACCAATCATTAAAAAAAAGAGTGGCTATCCCTATAGGCAAACAAACAATCCCCCCTTAAAATCGTCTAAAAATGGGCAAAATTTAAATGTTTTTGGGCAGGAGAGAGAAGAGAAAGAATTCCGTCCAGAGTTAGAAGCCATTTATATTCATTTCGGAAAAGATATTACCGCCTATGCTATAGCGTTAGCAGAGAGTGGGTTAAATTGCCAAAGGGTATCAAAGACAAATGACTACGGACTTTTTCAAATCAATCAAGTTCATTTACCAAAGTTTAAGGAAGATAAGTTTAATTGCTGGGAGAATGCTCGGGTGGCAAAAAAAATATATGATGCTTCTGGCTGGAATGCTTGGGTAGCATACTCCACAGGAGTATATAAAAACCATTTAGAACAGGCCAAATTATTAGTTAATAGTTATTTTCAAAATAAATAATATGGCAGACTTAATAAAAAAGGAGGAAAACCAGTTAGCACCACCTAAAACTTTATATACGGTGTTAAACAAAAAAACACCACCAAAATTTATTAAAAAAAGAGTTGGAAGGGGCGGAAAATATTTTGATTATGTTGAGACAGGTTTTGTAATTGAACAACTAAACAAAGCCTTCAATAATATGTGGGACTTTGAAATAATAGATAAACAAATCGGACAGGAAAAGATTTGGGTTTTGGGAAAACTGACAGTTAAATTCATTACTCCATTTGGAATTCAGACTATATCAAAATCCCAGTTTGGCGGGTCAGATGTTAAAAGGTCAAATGGAATTGTTATTGATATTGGAGACGACTTAAAAGCCGCCGCATCAGACAGTTTGAAAAAATGCGCCTCGCTTTTGGGAATAGCGAAAGACGTTTATTTTAGAGAAGACTATTCAGATGAGGCAGTAAAAGTAGCAAAGTTTGATGAAATGGTAGAAAAAGAAAAACCAGCAACAGACAAGCAAAAGTATGCTATTAAAAATTTAATGAAGGAAGGGAAAATAAATCATAGCACAGATGTTGAAAAACTAACAATAAAGCAGGCGTCAGAACTATTATCAGTTGCATTAAAATTAAAAAAATGAAAAAACAAATAATCATTTATCCAGATGAGATTACTAAATTAGCTGAAGAAGGCGGGAAATTAGTCTTTAAGAAAGAAGCAGAAGATGAATTGGTAAAATTATTGGAGATTAAAAACAAAATAGATGAGGCAATAGAAAAAGTAAAAGAGCAGATAAAACAAGCAGGAGAAAGCATTTTACCTAACTTTAAGGGAGTGGAGGGGAAAATGGTAAAAGCCGTTTATTCTTATCACGGAGCAAAATACGAGATACAAGACAAAGAAAAAGCAAAGGGTTTTTATCAAGAGGTTGTTTATAACAAACCCGACACAAAAACAATAGATAATTATGTTAAAGAAGTTGGAGAGTTGCCAGAAGGAATAATTACCAAAGAAAGGGAAAAGAGTTTGTCTTTGAGATTAAAAGAAGAAGTTAAAAGTTTACCAGAAGGAGTATGAAACTTAGACTATCGTATACGCTTTTAGACTTTTGGCGACGGGGAAGAGTAGATGATGCTTTAAATTATTATTTAGGATTAAAAGAAATTACCAGCAAAGCAATGGAGTTTGGGAAGGAAAAACATAAAGAAAATGAAGATGTGGTTAAAACTTTAAATAAGTTATCAAAAGAATTTGGTGGGTTGAAACTTAAAAATCCAAAGTCGGAGTTAAAAATAAATATGGAGTATAACGAGTTATGGGACTTGGTAGGCGTTGTTGATGTTTATGATGAAGGGATTATTTACGAGTTAAAGACAGGAAAAATACCCTCTGTCTCTTATTTAGCCAGTCCCCAGTTATCAATCTATGCTTTACTTTGTCAATCTCAAAAACTACCAGTAGAGAAGATATATGTTATTCGGTATGACGGTCAAAATACCGACTGGGCAATGAAATGGTTTTATGATGAGATGGTAGAAGAGGCAAAAGATTTTATTGATGGGATAGGATATGAGATTTATAAGTTTTTTAAAGAGAAGAAAATAATATAATATGGGATATCTAACGGTGCCACAACTGGCTAAAAAATACGGTTTTTATCCTAATCTAATTTACAGACTGATAAGAGAAGGTCTGCCTTTCAAATGGCAGGAGGTTAGATTAGAGGCTAAAAGAAAAAGAGATAGCGTTTCGATGAAATATCCACCTCGTAAAGTTATGATGGTAAAAGAGGAAGATTGGCTTGAAATACCTACCTTTATTAGAAACAAATGGAGAAGGGGAGAAAATAGGTTAAAAGTTAAATAACTAAATACTTATATGAAATTCCATTTTCCTCATAAAGTAAATAAATTAACCAAAAAACTTGAACCTTATGAGAAGTTAATATTCACAACTGCTGGAACTTTTAAGAGAAGAAAAAATGGTCGTATTATTATGAAAATAGATGGTGGAGTAAATGAAGAAATATTAAGAGTTACGCCAATTAGCCCCCCAAAGGGTAGTTAAAAGTTAAAAAATAATATGAGGTATAAATTTAAATTTACAGGCAAGCCAGACAAAATATTTCCATTTTTGAAAACAGGTAAAGTGTATGATTTGAAAGTAAAGGAGTATTATGAAGGCAAACCAGTAATTGTTTCACCATTTATGTGTCCATATTCTAATTGGACTATGTTTTTTAAAAATTGGAAAGTTAAAAGTTAAAAAATAACTATGACACCACTTGAAAAAACACTTTGGTTTATTTTAGGAGTATTAGTCACATTATTAATTTTGAGAAATACGAGATTTTTTTAATATGAAAAGAATATTTGTAAAAATAATATTGCCTAAAACAGCATCAACCAGCATTGAAATGGACTTGGTTAAGTTGACTGAGTTTTTATCA